CGTAAATTTACCACTTTTTTCAAAGAAGTCAACAATAGCAAAAGCATGTGACCAGTTATGCTGTCTACCACCAAGCCAATCATTCTTTTCAGCCTTCATATCCTTTAGGCATCCTATACTCCACGCTGACTTCGCCCCATCCAGATGGGTAACTGAAGACTGCTGAATATCGTGGTGATGCCCATACATAATGTTTACTCCCAGCCTCAGCAAATGATTCCTCGTATGATTGATACCTGCAAAGTGATGTCCATGATACAGGGCTAGTTTCCCAATCTTCATGTAATCTCCCGCAGGATGATACGTATAACCTCTTTCTTTTAGTTTTACACATTCTTCAAACCTATATCCTTTCAAGTATGGATGCTCATCTACAAACCTGTTCATCCAATCATCATGGTTGCCTTCTATCATATGCTTCTCTTGACAGTTCGCCTTATCAAGAGACTCATCTATTATATCCATTCCCTTATTAACATCCTTAATATCCTTGTCAATAAAAGGAGTTTGGTACTCTAGTGGAGGACGCTTCTTCTTTCTCCATTGCCAGTGACTACTTCCATGCCATTCTCCTACATCCCCTAAATCTATGTATACATCTGGTTTTACTATCTCTATACTTTGTGTTACACAACTTATAGCTTTACTATCAGCGAGTGGAAAATGTTTATCAGGTGTTACTACCACCCTTTTTACCACTCCCTTATCTTGTTTTATCATACAGCCTCTAAGTTAGTTAATTTTTTATGTATGCTTATGAAATTTGAATATCAGTCCCAGCATCATCAGTAAACCATAATTCGCAGGGGTCTGCATTCTTAACCCATATTTGTCCAGTCCCTGCAACATCACCAGAAGAGTTAGCTAGCTCTTTTAATCTAACAATGCCACAACGAACATAGCCAGTACCATCACGATTTATATAAATATCACTTAAAGATTCATGCCCAAGGACTAATGTTCCTTCACCTCTTCCAACTGTATTTAGAGATAGATGACCGACAGCAATAACTCCTTCATTATTAACATCAGAAGCACTCGCTTTGGCACGATGTCCAATATACAGACCACCAACACCAGTAGCTTGGACACTTCCAGATAAATAGCCAATGCAAGTATTAGCACTCCCAGTAGTTAGTGCAGGGGCAGTATCTTTTCCAATACATGTATTTGCATCCCCTGTATCTATAAGTACTCCTGCCGAAGTGCCAATAAGAATATTGTAAAGTGAACCAGATTCTAAAACATTGCCAGCATTGACTCCAATAGAAATATTATCTGTTGAACCACTAACATCAGAATTTCCAGTACCAATACAAACATTTTGTGAACCAGTACTTGTTATATTAATCTTACCAGTAAGATTAATATCTTTAACAGTTGTTGTTGCTCCAAACTTTGCAACCTCCACATTAGATTCTTTTATAGAAATACCATCACCTTTTATTCTAAGTACAGAAGCACCACTATCAAATACAGCATCACCCTTTACTCTTATATTACCAAAATTAGAATCTCTTAATGTATTCCCAGCACCATCCATAGAAAGAGGAACACCATACATTCTTCCACCCCAATTGGCTATAAGAGAGGGTTTACCACCTAAATAGCCTACACGTACATCAGTGGACTTCTCACCTCTTCTATATCTATTTGTAGGTCTTGCCATTATTTAAGTCTTTTCTCTTTATAAACTAAAGAAATATCATTGATTTCAAATGTATCTGCTGCTGTTCCTTTGAATCGTAACTGGATAGAACGTATCCATCTAAAATAATCTGGAGGAAGTCCATGAGAACTACTATTTAAAGCTATATTTGTAGTATCTGTAGCAAAACTTCTAAGATTAATCTTTGCTAATTTTTGATTATTAATTGCTGATGGTTCTGTTGTAGAAGCTAAAGACGCAGTTGTTGAAATTGAAACATTATCATCTCCACCTGTACTTCCATATGGGTCTGTATAATCTTGTAAGGTTTTAAGTTCATACCATATAGTGTCAGCTCCAAGAAAAGCACCATCCTTACCATTAGGTCTAAAATAAACTTTTACAGCGTTATTAACACCGCCAGTATAACTAATATAGAGTGTATACATTCTTTTATCGAGAATAGGTTTACCAAAATCAATATCCTTCGTTATATAATCAACAGCAACATCTCCCTGTGCTTCGGCACTCCATTTATTAACTATCAAATTGCCACTAGAACGAGTACCTCCAGTTAAATATCCATCATGGTCTATAGCAAAATTAGACACAGGTGTATAAGAACCTCTATTAACACTCCATGTACACCATGCATCAGTAACAAAACTATAAGCATAAGCATAATTTGAGGCATTGGCACGTTTAGCATAATTCCCAATTATAAGCATTTTAGCTCTATCGTCATACCCTATCTTAGAAGTAGAATCAGCAATAAAGTCTTCTGTATCTAATCTTCCAATTGTAAGAGAACGAGCCTTCTTTTCTTCACTATTGTAAGCATAAGCACCATTATCATTTACCCAAGCTACGCCAAAAGGAGTCTCTGTCACAGCATATTGTCCAGCAACTCCCATGCCCTGATATACACCCTCAACCCTTGGAGCTAATACATCTTCTACATTTACTACGTATAAAGCATTCTTTCTAAATTGTAATACTCTATTTGATGTCCATTTAAGTGCTGTTATCTCTCCTGCTGCCCCAGGAATATCAATCCTATTAGAATCTATAGGAAATGTACCCCACATAGGATACGCAGAACCAGCATCAGTTTCACCAGCACCACTATATAACATTGTATCAGAATACTCTCTTCCATCATATTTTATATTTCCTATAAACGCAATACCATTTCCTATTGTAGATGTTGCCCATAATAAATCATCTTTAATTTCTTCTTGATGGAATAAATTTAATGCATAATATGTAAATGCTGTTGGTGGGGATAAAATTGATAAAGTGCCATCAGAAGCATCTGCTGTACCATCATCACTTCTAGCATTTAAAATTTGTACTTGTGCAAGAGCACTACTATCATTATCAAATAAATTCCAATTGCCAAACTCAGATACAAGTTTTAATCCATATCTAAAATCAAGCTCTGCAAATAAATATTTATCATTCCCTATTAAATCACCATCAGCAGCTCCTGCTTCTGAGTAATAAAACCTTGCACCATGAACTCTTGGGAAATTTGTAAACATTTCAGTACCATCAATAAAAACCTGTTTTATTACCATTTTCTGATATACACTCGCACTTGTTGTAGTTGCTTTAATGGTATGTGCACTAGATAAAAGAGTAGAGCCATCATCAGTACCTTGATTAGCAGCACTATCAGAAACTGGAATCAACTTTGTTTCCGAGCCATCATCATATAGAAATGAAACAAATATATAATAGAATTTTGCCCCGCTGGGGGCTGTTCCTCCCCAACCAGTTCCAGAAGACTCATCTCCTGTTATATCCTCAAAATTAATATTCATATAAATACCATGATGACTTGTGGAATTATTAGCTAACCCAGAAATTGCAGTACTAGCTGATTGAGTACCTACGACATTAATTCTTCCTGCTGCTGTCCCTTTTATTGGAACAGGATGATAAAGATTTTGATTTTTAAATAATACACTATTACCTGTTTTGCAATAAGAAACAGAAGAACCACTTGTAAATGGAAATAGTTTACGCCTGTCAACAATACCACACATCAAAGTATTAGAGGAATCAAATGATGCATCACTTACATATAACCTGTTTGAAGCATTATGATATACTGGTTTTTGTGTAGTAGCCATACTAGTTATAACAGCCTCAACTTTAGCAGCTCCTCCAGCATCACTAAAATTCCAAAGATTAATTTCAGTATCACCATCATCATACGCTAAATAATTTGAAGGAGAACCCCCATCTAAAGAATAATCAGTATTAACAGAATCTGACCATTTAAAATAATGAAGTCCATAATTCTCTTGCTCAGCAGCTTCAAGCCCCATAGCATATGTAGAACCAGCAGCTCCGCTACTATCCCAATCTTTTGTAAAATCACCTAAACGTATAAGTCTTCCTACTTTTGAAGGAGTAAGCTCATCCATCTGACAAGCCTCCCAATATGCTAAATCACGTGGAGACTTATTAAGGTTCAATCCTCCATCAAATCTGTCAATAGTGTATATAGCCTTTTGACGTTGTGGAGCTTGTATTAAAGACCTTCTATTTTGATAAGACTCAAGCATACGCCCAAGCTCTTTTCTACTCCCAACAGCACCAGAGGAAATACCTAAATCCATCTGAGATGCCTGCATATTTTGCATACCTGATATTGGAGAAGTATAAATACCCGCACTTTCCTCATCTCTGATATAATCTTGAATTTGATTAACCAGACTATAATCACCTGACTGTAATGCATCGTGTACTTCACTTACAATATCTAAAACATTAACACCACCATCTTGATTTACATCAAGTTCTGGGGGAAAATTATTGCCATTTGACATTATTTAAGGACAACCTTTTTGAATACTTCTTCGATTGTGTTCCAAATAGCCTCTAAAATCTTAGCTTCTGTCTTTTCTCCGATAATTGGGATGTCTATATTCTCATTCAATGCCTTCAGCAACTGTTCCTTGTTCGATGGGTTGAATAAATAATCCGCTATCAATCCTTGTATATTCATTTTCTATTTCCTTTTTTACGTTTATGTGTTCATGGTCAGCACTACAGTAACTGGGGCAAGAATAATTTGTAGGATTGCTTTCTATGTAATCGCCAAACTCTGTGACAGCTACAATTATTAAAAACATTACTACCTCACCCCAATCTTCTCTAGTAAATATTATAACATTCTCAACTTCCTTCCCCGCTATTATCTTCAGGATGTAGTTGTAACAATACTTCTAATGCTCCCTGTGCCTTAGTAGCCATTGTACGGTGATGCTCTGCCTGCCTAAGATGTTCTTGAAGTTGAACACGAAGGGTATCAATAGCTTCTTTAGCCTTATCTACAGGCTCTTCTACGTTATTAGTTTTAACTTCTTCTTCTATTACTTCTGTCTTTTTACTCATTACTCTCCTTGGTTATGCGTTTTCTAAGGCTGTTACCTTAGCTGATAATTCTTGTACTGCTTTTACTAATATTGGAATAAATTCAGTATATTGCAAAGCTTCTACACTGTCACCCTTCTTAACTACGGTTACTGTGTCCAGCTCATATACTTCTTCAGCTATAAAGCCATAATGGGGAATACCATCACCAGTTTCTTTTCTCATTTGACGATTTGTTACTGGGTCTTGATAGGCTTCCTTAAATTCAAATTTTCTTGGTTTTAAATCATAAAGCCACGAAACATCAGTTATATCTTCCACATTTGTTTTATATTTTACTGAGGATGTATCTACCAATACTTGTCCATCACTTTTAATATATGCAGGTAGTCTTGTGCCAGCAAGTCCATCATCATAAGAACCTAGTATAAATAAACTGTGTCCACTTGCATTCCCAATATAATCGTTACCACTCGCATTCCCGTGCATTCTTATATGGATACTACCTGACCCGTCAAACATCTGAAAATCTGAATTATTGGATGAATCAGAAACAATTCTAACAGCACCTGTATTTGATGTACTCCCATCAAAGTTTGAAGCATGGAATAATTGAACTGCCGAACCATCTGTTCCAGCAACTTCAAGCTTATAGGCTGGGTCACCAGTCCCAATACCGACATTGCCAGATGATTCTATAACCATTTTGGCAGTATCTATTACAGCACTATCAGAATTATCTTCAACGTGAAATTGGAGTTTTGATGCATTATTTTCTGTATCTGTACTCCAAGTAGCATCACAAATAGCCGAAATATATGCACCTATTCTATCTGTACCTGAAGAAGATTTTTCTCTAGCTCCAAAAGTTAAACGACCAAGCATATCATCTGCAACAAGTTCAGTATCTTGGTTGTTATAAAATGCTATTCTTGGACATTCGGTTTGGTCTATCGTAGTAGCAGTATCAGAAGATACAGTCAATAGGCCGACTGGTAAAGCAGTTCCAATACCAACTTGCCCGCTCTCACCTTCAATAACAAGGGCATTAGAAGCTGATGAGCCAGTTACAACAAAGTCATCTCCAGCATCTGTCCCTAATGTTATAGTTGCTTTATCTGTAGCAAGTTTTAAGCATGATGCAGTATCCTCTCCATCTACAATATCTCTAAGTGTGGTATCAAAGTTCTGATTGTCAGTAGTACTTACCTTTAAAAGACTATGATATGTTGTCGCTACTGTGTTTCCTGTTAATGCCATAATATATCCTTACGTTTCCGTGGCTAATTTACCTTTAGTTCCTGTTACAATTGTCCAATTATCAGTTGTACTTGCCTTGCCTGAGAAAGTCCAATCTTTTGTCCACTCCCAATAAATTGCTGTCATATCTTCCCACTCATCAACAGCAGCAGTATCCCAAGCATCCCAATCTGGACCAGAATCTAATCTCTTATTTTGTATTTTCCAAGATGTTGCCATATTTTATAAATTAGGAACAAGAAGAGTTCTTATGCCAGACTTGCGTGTAGGCTTCTTCTGTACCCCATTCTCAAATTTAGTTCTAAAATATTGAGATGGCTCTACTTGTCCTATATCCTCAAGTATTCTTGATTTAACATAGTCAAGTACATAAGAATGCATTGATTCATCTAAACCACAAGTTGTTTCTAAGTCATTAGCAACGGCAGATACAGCCTCATATTTGGAATGTATTGTTAGTTTAATACCATTAGTGACAGTACTATCTAAATAAGTATCATACTGCCCTGCGGTAGTTCCATCACTAGAACTTGAACTTGCCTGCTGTACTACTATTGCTAAACGGTCATCATCATTATACCATGCAAAATAACTATTTGGAGTATCTCTATTTGCCATTAGTTTACATCTCCTGTTCCGCTATCATCTGGGTCAGACTTTAATAAAGTATGATAATCTGCTAATTTAGGAATTAGATTATATCTACTATCAGTATCTAATATCTCTACCCTTACAATATCTATAGTTCTTGAAGGAAGGTCATACCATCTTTGCTTTGAAACTAAATTAGTCTTTGCATCTACAACATAATGCTGTTTTTTAGTTCCAATATCTAAAAGAGCATCATTAATAAGTTGCATAACATATTTATGAGGTTGCCTTCCATATAACATTTCTACTTGGTCAATTACAAATTGTACTGTCATAATTATCTCCCTCTTTGTTGTTGCGGTTGTGCTTGTGGTAATCCACCAGACTTTAACATTGAAATACCCTGCATATAATCACTCTTTACAGATTGCAATATAGCTGAGTATCTTTGAAAGTCTGCAAGGTTTCCTTGCAACTGTATATTCCATGAATTAACATAGGCATTAATCTTTTCTATCTGTGCACTTGCAAGTTCTATATCCTCATCATCCTCTATCATCTCTCCAAGTGCCACAAACCATTTATTATAATCATCAAAATCATCATCCGTTCCTAATTGGTCACTCGTTATAGCATCCATGTCAGATGTCAACGTTTCTGTAGTCCCAGTATCATCAGAAACATTTGGTGGTATTGTAAGTGCTCCTATATGGGCAACTAAAGTCTTCATAGCACCATATAAAACAACAAGATATTCTGCTTCATCTGGAAAATATGCTATCGCACTATCTCCAAAAGCTACAGCTGGATATTCAACTTCATCATATTTGCCAGCACCACCAGAAGGTAAAATATTTATATAATTGTTTTGTATATAGAAAACAGGGTCAGCAGTATCAACATAATGAATGCTACTACTAAGATTTGCTTTATGTTTCTTCTTAGGACTAATCTGTCTTGCCTCATAATTACCTCTAAAAACATTAAGAACTTTTCCAGTATTTAATAATGATGCCGAGCCCTCACTCCCAACAGCCTGAGGAGTAAAAGTGACTTCTTTTGCACATAACGCTAATAAATGAGGAGGTAATATACTTATAATTTCTTTTGCCCCATCAGTTAAAAACTGTGTAAGCTCAGCAGTTGTTGGAGTTGCACTGATGGATAATTGTGTGATACCTTCTATCTGTACTTGAAATGTTGCCATTATCTATTATTCCTTTGTGCTATATCTTCTTCTATAGTAGTATTACTAAATTCTATCTTAGTTGTTCCCGACCATGTAGTTCTCATATTAACGTGATTACGCACATCATCATGTTTTTTTACATAATGCCCACAATCACACACCATCTGTGCTTTTGTCTCACATTCTATCTTATTATTGCATTTATGACAAAAGAATATTATAGCCATATCATACCTGCTCCTGTTGTTTTAAGTATATCTAACATTACATTCCTATATTAAGTTGAAACATCTATTATCCCTTATCCATAAACTGCGTAATCGGCTGTTGCTGCTGGTAATGCTATTACTTTCATAATAAAATCAGGATATTCACTTGTTGAATCCCCACCCCAAGATAATCTTGTAGACCCAGTAGTTGCCTCTGCTGCAAGCCAATAATTATAGATATCTCCTGCTGTTAAGCCTGTTACCACCCAAGAATGTTGAATTACTCCATCTTCAGACCTGTCTCCTTGATATACTTTTTGTTCATATTGAACACCTAAAGAAGTATATGATGTAGTATCTGTAGTTGATAATGCAAATTCAATAACCTCTGCATTTGATGAAGTTGTAATATATACCTGTACTGTAACTTCAACTACCCCACTTGGAGGGGCTTTAAATCTTACAGTAGCATCATCACTAATAACTGCAAATGATGTACCTAAATTCCCTGAATTTGCAGGAGCAGCATCTTCTCCAATCATTCTATATCCAAGTATCATTCCTGCATAGGCTGAATTGGCAACTGAATATTCTGTGCCATCCTTCATCATGATGAATGTACCATCAGTATCTATTGTTAAAGTATCAACAGCATCAATAACTATATTATCACCTGATTCTAGATTTAAAGCAGCTGTGGCTTTAATATCAATACCCCTTCCAACCTCTAATTCAAAATCTCTATTTACTTCCATAAATGAATCAAGAGCATTACCATATATAAAATTAGCAGCATCACCAAATTCTATTTTCTTATCCGAAGCTATAAATAATGACGATGCAGATGAATCAATTCTTGCAACCTCTGTAGATGTGCCATCAGCTATATCTCCCTTAAATATAGTATCACCCTGTATATCAAAGGTAAGATGAGCAGCCTCAGCATCATCATCATCCACAGTTGCTATTGTAGTTGCACCATGAGTAGTTGTAGATATAGAACAATAATCACCTAAATCAGCAGAACTCATCATTTTAATATCTGTACCACCATCCATTACCCTCGTTTGTATACCAGAAGTGAGTGAAGCATCACCCACACCATCTATACCTACGTATATACTCAAACCAGTCTGATAAATAGCTCCCTGTGCATTAGCCGAATCTATATTTATTCTTGCCCCTAACATTGAAACAGCCCCACTAGCATCATTTGTAGCAGCATCTGCCATGTTTACATCTAAACCAACTGTTTGGTTTACTTGTGCAGATGCAGTAACTCCAGACTTATCGTAATCTATATATAATAAAGTTTTTGTAGAAGCACTTGTAAGACTGTCGTCTACATTTATAACTAAAGCACTTCCAGTTGTTAAAGCAGTGGCTTGAATATCTAGGGCATTGGCTGTAGTTGCAGTAGATACCATACCTAAACCAGTTAGAGTTCCTAAACTTGTAATATTTGTTTGAGCAGCACCTGTTACTGTGGCTGCTGTACCTGATGCATTACCAGTTAAAGCACCAACAAAAGCTGTTGATGTAATACTCGTTGCTCCTGTGACAACTCCAGCATCTACACTAATTGTTCCATCTAAGAGTATTGCTGACCCAGCATAAGGTTCTATATTTATTGCACCACCTGAATCAAGTGTAATATTTTCACCTACTGCACTATTCATATCTATAAAGCCATCAATATTAAATGTTAAATCAGCTTCTTCATCACTGGCATCTACTGTTGCTATTGTGGTAGCACCATTAGTTGTTGTTGACATGGTAAAATAATCAGTCGCATTGGCGGAACTTACACTTTTATAGTCTACGCCTCCATTGATATTATCTATATAAACACCAATACTTTCTGTTGCTCCAGATGTATCCATCTGTATATATTGTCCATAATTAATATTACCTCCCTGCATAAAGGTGAACATACCATAATTATTTACCGTTTCAGTATTTTGAGCAACAGTATCGCCTACTAGCAAATTCCATATACCATAATTATTCCAATCATTAGCACTAATAGAGGTATATGGAGCAGTAAGCCCACTTTCATTACCTGCTGTTTCAGCAGATAATGTCATAGTAAATGTGGTAGTAGTTGCAGCAGATTGAACAACTTGAGTTGCTAAATGAGAGGTATTAAAATTTGTTGTACCACTTATAACTATTACATCTCCAGCATCTAAACCATGAGGGTCGGTGGAAGTTGTATATGTAGCAGTAGCCCCAGACCTTGTTACTCCAGTAATAATCCCTGTTATAGCACCAGCACTACGCCCACTAACAATATTTTGAAGACCATAAACTGAAATAGCAGACGCATCATCAATCACGTCCCCAGTTCTCGTAGTCGTTATCTTAGTACCAATAGTTGCATTCCTTGAGTGATTTAGAAGGTCATCCTTCGTAAGCTCTAGAGACTCACCTGCTGCTGTTGTTGAAATAACAAGAGAACCAGTCTTCTCAATAATCCAAGAATCTGACCCTCCATGATAAAGATTTAAATCAGCACCTGCCCCTATTGAGAGCATGCCAGTAGTACTATCAGCTGTATTGTCATTAGCATTAGCATCAACATTTATATATAAATTTGATATCTTAGCTATTGCTGCACTGGGATTATAAGTAAATGCACCAGTATCGTCTAATAAATTATTAGATTCATCATGCAATACAACAGGGAAATAGGTATCAGCAGTGCTATCGGCAACAGTAACAGCACCAGCAGCGTCTTCCCAAGCACAAGCTGCACCTGCTCCACCAGATGTTAATACTTGACCATCAGTTCCATAATTAGTACCAGCAATTCCAATCTCACCCTGAGAAGTCATTCTAAACTTTTCAGCAGCAACTTCTGAGTGTCCTAATTTAAAGATAAGGTCGGTTGCATTTAAATCAGCTGCAAATGTTCCTTGTGCTACCGCTTCTATAGCAGCTGAAACAAGAATAGCATCAGTAGCTCCAGCCTCATGTGGAGCTTGAAACTCAATTTTTCCTAAAACGTCATTGGCATTGATATCTGTAAGAGATGTGGCTAAAAGCAATTTACCAGTACTTGTAGTAGCATCTGCTGATGCTCCCATAATTCTTAACTGGTCTGCTGACTCGTCCCATTCCATATATGCACCTGCTGATGCACCAAAAAACTTGACATCATGCCCAGTATCATCCACCCCTATTGTAAGACCATCTAAATTGGTAGACATATATGTTCCAATATGTGCTGCTGTTATATACTTAGTGCTAGATTGTACTCCAGCAGCAGCATCATCTACTAAAAAAATATCAGCGTCAGCTAAACCTGTTAATGCAGATGCACCTTCTGTAATATCAATATCCTTGCCTCGTATTAAAGACCAGTAATCAGCACCACCATTTATAGGCTGTAATTGTGCATGCCACTCTATAGCCATAGCCTACTCCTATTAATTTTATAATTTTTCATTTAATCCCTTATCTTCAACTACAACTTTTGCAAAGTGGTCTGTTGGAGGAGTGTCAACGGTAGTTGGAATTTTTTTTATATAATTTGTTACATGATGATATATAGCTGCTTTTACAGTAGCCTTATCTGCATCAGTTGCAACCGCAAAATCCTTCCACTTAAATGTATTCTTTTCTTCATCTGTGACCTCAAACTCCCAATGTGAAAAAATTCCAAAATGCGATATTCGGTCTGTAAGTGTAATATCTAAAGACCTAGCCTCAAGGTCAGTATAAAATTCTAGTCCTGCGTCAGGTATAGTATAGGAAGATTCAACGTTAGCCATATTAACTCACTGTAAATGTGGTAGAGCCAGGAGCTTGCTGGTCTGCTGTATACCATATCTTATATTCATCTACATAACCTGCACTGTTCGTAAAATCTCCAGTAGTAGTAGCAAAAGTATCTACTAACTCAGTGGTATTTCCTGCTATTTTAATTGATGTTATATCGGTTGTTCCACTTGGAACAGCAAAAAATGGTCGGTCTCCATCTCCCAATAGAATTGAAACAGTTCCTATCCCTGAATAGTCACTACCGTTATTTAAATCTCCTGCCACAACACCACTTCCACCACTACTGAGGGCTGTATCCCAGCTATCTCCATTATCCCTTGCTCCATAGCGTTTATGATTTCTCCAATATACGATATCTGCGGGAGAACCTACAATTGCATCCCCACCCTCAGTTGCACTATTAGCATTAAAGACTACCTTAGAAGAGTTATCTCTTTGGTTTTGGTCTGAGCCAGCATTCCCACTTTCTCCTATTGTAAATCCACTTGTTGTTCTTGTATTATTCGTACCATCCAAGTTTTTATTTGTATAACTAGTTCCTGTCCAAGTATTCCTAAATTTTGCTATAGGAGTGCCACTATCTACAGCTCCTGTTACATTGGCATATGTTACCTTTGCGTAAGCAGTATCTGTAGTCCCTACCAATAGATATGAAGGTATAGCACTGCCACCAGAACTTGCATCCCAAAATGAGCAACTAGTACAAGAAGGAGGGTCAGGCTCATCTGGAGTAAAATCATATGATGTACTAGATATTAATTTAACCTTTGAAGCCTCATATCTAAACCATAACGCTCCAGAATTCTCATCATGATGAAAATCTCCAATATTAGGCATTAATTCCTCATAATTGGAACTAGTAACAGCCTCATTACTTGAAGACCAATCTCTTAGCCTTGCAAGACTAAGAGCTCTTGTTACCCTGCTTGCCATTATGTATAATACACCACTTGAAGGTCATCATTAGCATTTACAGCTATAGCCCATAATAAATTAGTATTTGTTACATCTACACTATAAACATCTCCAGGATAAAGAGCAATACCAGTTGTAACTGCTACACTAGAACCTCCAACATAAACTATTCCTGCATTAGCAACTTTAGCCATTACATCTGCATGCTTACAAGCCTGTGCATCTAATTGAGTAGCAGTACCAGTAATATTAGTAGTAAATTGAGAAACAGCTCCATGCCCCAATATCTCAACATCACCAATATCAATTGCAGCACCTGAAACTAATGTTGCATTTACATTAAGTTTTCCACTACCATCATCTAATGCATCACCATCAGAATCAATAAGGCGTATCGCACCAACACTGGCTTTAGCCACTACTCAATATCTCCGATAGCCCAGCCTTATCTATATTGGCAATCTTATTCTTTAGTTTCATCTTTGCTACTTGTTCTAAAGTATTAATCTTCCATCTCTCATAAGCATCTTTAACAGTTTGGACTTTTCTATTCTCTATTTCCACAAGTCCCTCTGCCTTTTTAATCTTATTTTCCCATGCTATATATTCATCTTCCGCTTTATTAATAAGGCTATTAACCGCTGTAAGTTCTGCATTTTTATGATTTACATCTTCCTCAAGTTCCTTAAGTTTATCATCTCTTTCAGATTCAATTTCCTTAATCTCATCTTCAACAGCACCTACCATGCCAGAGAATGACTCATACTTATCTTCAAGTTCTGATTGTCTTTCTTCTAAATTCTTAGATTTACTATCAAAAGAGTCCTCTAAAGATGTAATCTTATCTTCAACCATACCTTGAGACTTGAAGAGTTTATCTAAATCACTTTGAGCCACAGCTTTTCTTGTCTCTAAGCTTTTTATATCATGGACAAGCTTCTCGGCCTTTTGCTTTCTTATCTCAAGTCCAGCAAGGTTATCCTCAAGTTCTTCTTTTACAGATTCAAGCTTTTTGACATTCTTACTCCGAGAACATTCTTCTCCCTTTAGTTTCTTGATAACTTCATTTAGTTTGGAGGATTCTTTCTCTACAGAGTAAATATCAGCCTTAATCTTTGTAGTATACTTTTCAGATGCATCTATTTCCTTGAGTTTAGCTTTTAACTGTTTATCAAAATCTTTAAGCTCTTTCTCTTTGGATTTAACTAATTTTTCAGCACCTTTAATTTTAGAAGAGAGAGTTTTATTCTTACCTTCTAATTTATTATTAGCATCGACAATAGACTTCTTTAAATCAGAAGCACTTATTGAATTTTGTCTTTTATTTACACTTGCCATTATTAATGAAATGATAGCACTTCAAAAACTTCAGCAGTTCCGCCAGTACTCCCAGAATCACTCTGTATTTTAATTTGGTCTATTAAAAGTCCATTTATAGTAAGCGGAAAATCGTCAAACTTAACTGTTATTGGGTCTCCATAAGACCCGCCTATTCTTAACCATATTTTTATTACCGCCCCTGCATCACCACTATATGGTATAAAGGTTACTTCTTTAGCTGGGCCATCACTACCTGTGTACCAAGAAGTTCCAGAATTATCAGTATCATCATCATCAACTGTTATAGTTTCAGACGAATAATTTTCATATACTTGGAGATTATTCGACTCCGCTACTGTATATTTATTTAAAGGTTTTGTTGCCATGTTTTTCTTCCTTCTCTAAGGACTGACCGTCCGTGAATGAGTTATTGTTAAAAGCTTGTTAGGGGCAAGTCCTTTATACGACCTGCCCCACAGTAAGCAAAACTGTCAATCCTTATATATTCGGATTATCTTATGTGTTACTTGAAGACGCAGCAGCAGATACATCACTAATATCCTGTGATATACCTCTTACAATAAGCCAATTACTACCATCACAAACAAGACCAAACTCAAGTTCACTAACAGCAGCACCACTAGCTATTGCTAGCTGGTCATGACTACTGCCATTGTATACTACTTGAGCTGCTGGGTCACCTTCACCATCAGCGATACTTCCTGCGAAGAAGTCTGTACCGTCTTGAGACTGTACAGTGATAGTTCCGTCTGTTGTTTCATGAAGATAGAAATCGTACCATACACCAGAATTATCACTAGCATCTGGGAGATTAATCAATTTAGTGCCACCACAAGCTCTTAAAAGAACAAGTGCTCCACTAGATTCAACAGCCAATTCAATTGTTGTTGTATTATCCTGACAATAGATTAACTCTCTTACGTCTTTTCTATAACTTCCACTACTTACGTTTAATGAATCACTTCTCATCTCATATCTCCTTATCCGTTATCCGTATATTCACTCTCGAAGTTAAGCAGAGCATGAGTTTCAGGAAGAGTTATTTCAAGACCAGCTTCCGTTAGGATAAGGTCTTTACGTAAATCTTCATCAGCTTGCTGAACATTCGTTGTGATAGACGTGTCACGATTAACTCCATTACCAACAAGTGGACGATAAGATACATGGTCTAAATCAACCATACACATATAACCTGCTGCCAAGTTCCTAAACATAGGTTCTTTAACAAGAGTCAGGTCTCCGTGTATAGTTTCAATTTTCTGTACCTTATGCCCATACGTGCCAGTAGAGCGTTCAAAGTTATATGGAGTTGCAGCAGCATTAGTATTGCCAACAAAACTTGCACTTGAACCTAGTTTATTAAACCAAGAAAGTACAGGTAATGAACAAAGAGCTAATTTAGCAGATGTGCCTCCACGTGCTGGGTCATAAATAACTTCAAGGTCACTTAACAATATATCATATGTTAATTGACTTGTAGCTACTGACTTTGCATATGGAAACCCTTCACTATAAGCTAACTGCGTTCCATGAGTTGTTTGAAATGTTCCACCACCAGCATTACATTGATAGACAATATGTCCAACAATACCTTCGGAGTAATTAATACCACCAGAAGTTGCACGTTGTCCAAAAAGCATTGCACGTTCAATGTCTACTTTATGCTCACGCAGTTTAAGATTCCATATTCTTTGCCATTCATCACGATACCCACGATACTCTGTTGCTCTTGCTGTATTAGTCATTTCACAAGCTGTCTTAAAGATTTGGGTATAACCATAATCATTTTCTAGCTCTCTTGACCATACATCAGGAGCACCTGAGCCTTCCGCATAGGAAGTTCCAATTACTATACATGAATCATTATCTGTGCCAGTAGTTGTGGTACCAGTAGCAGCAGAAATAGTTTTACCAGTAAATGTGGTATAGCCATCTGTGCCATCAGTTCCATGACTAACAGGCGCAGTTTCGATTCGGACAGTACAAGATTCAGGCTGAAGAGTAGTATTAGTTGTTTCACCAACTACAAATACCATCCCTTTGATAAGCCAACCAACACTATTATTACTACCAGCAGATGTTTCAACAGTATATTCTACAGTACTATTGGCAGCTGGAATAGTAATAGAAGCACCTAAAGTAAAGCTTCTATCCATTGCTTGAATCTTATTTCTATCTTCTAGAAATCGGAATTGAGGGTCTGATGTTGGCACTTTTCCTACTTTTGATAGGTAAACAAAAAATGGAGATTCCTCTGGAGCTAAATCAGCAATCCTGTCACTAAAGTCATATAGTCGTCTTGAGTGAACTGTACTGTCAATTACCGCACCAGGGTCACCAAATTTTACTTGCCCTGTATTAAATGTTGCCATTATATCAGTTCCTTTTTATTTATTAAAGTACATTTTTTCGACTTCCAGCATTCATCACCTGATTCCAAACATCATCCGTTTCAGAAGTTCTTTTTGGTTGTTCACCAGCAAGAATACCAGCAGGCGTTGGAGCTTGCTGATTCTGACGTACTTGGTCTAGAGGATTAGGTGCTTGTGTAGCTGGATTATCAGCATTAACAGCTCGATACATCTTTACAACGTTTGCGAGTCCGTATTCGGCAGGATGTTTATTGACGAAATCCATAAACTGAGGAAGCTCTTCTCTTGTAACTAAGCCATCATTGATAACTTGGTTTTGGAGTTGAGTCTGTCCCATTTGTTTTTGGAGTCCACCTAAACGCTGCTCCACACGAGCATCGATACGCTCATCATCTTGCTGTTCTCTATACTGATACGATTTAGATTTAGGGTCATTAAAGGCTTCCCAGGGGTCGAATTCGTCCTGACTCATTTCAATACGTTGTGGTTTAGCTGGTTGACCATCACCTTGAAGTTGTCCCATTAAACCTTGGACTAAATCAGGTCGTGATTCCAGCATCTTACCTACTTTTTCGTATTTCTTGAGTTGTTCGTTTTCTGCACTTAGTTTATCCGCTCTTGACTGATGGTATCTAGAAGACTCCTCTTCAGTCACATCTTGCGAATTCTCAGCACTCTCGACTCCTACATCTTGCCCTACATTATCATCAACGAGTTGACCTTCAGGAAATTCCTGTTGATTTTCATTTTGATATGCGTCATTTTCCATGAGATTACTCTCCTTTCTTTTGCGATTTCTGAAGCTTTTCTTGAGTTTGACCACGTAAACGTAATTTCTCATTCTCCAGTTTCACCGCATTTGTTAGTTTACCCACTGCAAGCTCAGAGCCTTTCTTAGATTCAAGTTCGCTCTCTTTAAGTTTGCCTTGGAATTTTGCAATTTCAACTCTCTTCTTATCATGTACAGATTCTCTTTGAGCAGTTTGTAAATCGCCTTTAAG